ATGGGTTCAGCCATACAAGCCGCCAAGGGCTACCTGAATAGCGAGTTGACGATGAAGGCCTTCGCGGACTCTTGTGGAGTTAACGTTGGGTCAATGCGTTGCGCGCTCAACAGGATGGGACATAGAATCACATACGACAAACCTAACAGGCGCCTTATGAAGCAGAAGGGCGTCTATTATTTCCGCCTTAGGAAATACGGACTTAACGTCTTTACCAAACTATCAACCGACCTGAGAACAGCCCGGGCCATGCGCGACAAACTCGAAAGGAAATACAACGTATGAGCAAGCTGACCAAGTTCATCTACGCCTCCGACAGTCATGGCGACATGGCCGACCCCGAGGCCTTGGCCGCGCTCTACGAGTTCACTAAGGACTTCGGCGGGAGCAGCGTCCTCAAGATTGCCGGTGGAGATCAGTACGACTTCCGCTCCCTGCGTAAAGGCGTCGGCACGGACAAGGAAGGCGCTGAATCCCTTCAGGCCGATCTAGATGAGGGAAAACAATTTTTCGACCGTTGGAGACCTAATGTATGGTTATGGGGAAACCACGAGCATAGGCTCGACTTCGCCCAGGGCTCCGGCTCCGCCCTCGTCCGCGACTACTGCCAAGGCGTGAAGGACCACATCAACGCCCACGCACGCAAATGCGGAGCCAAGACAATCTTGCCCTACCACGCCGACCGCGGCGTCTACCGCCTAGGCCCGATTGCGATGATACACGGATACGCACACGGAGCCAACGCCACCGTTGTCCAGGGGCTCCATTACAGCCCCTTCGGAGGCGCTCTGATCCACGGCCACACCCACAACCTGGCGAGCATCGCCCTGACTAAGCACGGCGGTGGCAACGCCTTCTCCGCCGGCTGTCTCTGCCGCAAAGAGGACATGGCCTACTCGGCCCAGCGCCTAGCCTCAGCTCGATGGGGGTCAGGCTGGGTCGCCGGCTTTATAACCGCAGGCGGAGATTACAAGGCATGGCTTGTCCACAAAATGGGCGACCAGTGGATTTGGACGAAAGACCTCAAGACCTTCACCCCCTAAGCTCATGGCCAAGTCCCGCAAGCGAATGCTCTACACCCGCGTCGGCAACGACCCGGTCCTCCTCGCCGTCATGGCCGAGATTAACCGCAGCGCCGTGAAGCCCCCCAAGGGTTACCTCACCCGCGATCAGTGGGCGGCCAAATGGAAACTCAAGGCCGGCCACACCGCCTCCATCTACATCAAGAAGGCCATGGACATCGGCGCCCTGGTCAAGGCCCGCTACCGCGTCCTCATTGGCAAGAGCAACCGCCTACGCACCGTCGACCACTACGGCCCGCCAATCCGTAAGCGGTAAAACATTTGACCAAGCCGACGCACATCGGCAAACCCCACCTCCCTCCCTATGCCTCTCCCATCCGCCATCGACGCGGAACGCCACCTCCTCGGTGTCCTCCTACGCGATGCTCTCCCTCTGCCCGAAGGTCTGCTCCCTTCGGACTTCCACGAACCGAAGCACCAAGACACGGCCGCCTGCATCAAGGCCCTCGCCGACGCCGGCACGCCGCCAGACGAACTGGTCGTGACCAACAAGCTGCGCGAGGCCAAGTCTACCGCCGAAGCCCACTACATCTCCGAACTGACGACGACCGTCGGCTCGTCCCTGCTCAACCCGGGCTGGGCCGACCTCATCAAGCGCAAGGCCGCCCTCCGCCAGATCAGCCTCACCGCGTCCCGCCTGCTCGCCCACGCTAACGAGGAAGACGCAGACCCCGAAGCCCTGGTCGCCTTCACCGAGGGCTCACTCAAGGCAGACAATAGGGGGAAGAAGGTATCTGGTCCGACGCGCATGGACTTTGACGCGCTCATGTCCTTCAAGCGCAAGGAAGACCCTACCTGTGTCCTTGGGTCAAACCGTTGGCTATGCAAGGGCGGGTCCATGCTCATCGTCGGCCAGTCCGGCACGGGCAAGTCGTCCCTGATGATGCAGGCCGCCGTCCATTGGTGCACAGGTCGTGACTTCTTCGGCATCAAGCCTGCCAAGCCCCTACGAGCCGTCGTGCTCCAGGCTGAGAATGACGCGGGCGACATCTCCGAGGCCTTGCAGGACGTCATCGCCGGGGCATACCTCGACAGCGACGAGAAGGCCACCCTCCGCGATCACCTCGCCATCTACCGCGACACCGTCAGCACCGGCACGACCTTTACCGCCGCCTTGCGTCAGCTCATCATCGACCAACGCGCCGACATCGTCTTCATCGACCCGCTGCTCTCCTTCGCGGGCATCGACGTCTCCGATCAGGAGCAGGCGTCCAAGTTCCTGCGCCATGACCTCGCCCCCATCCTCCTTGAGACAGGCGCCGTCCTCGTGGCCATGCACCACACCGGGAAGCCCAAGGCCGCCTCCGACAAGGAAGGCCACACCGTCGCCGACCTAGCCTATGCTGGCCTAGGCTCCTCCGAGTTCACCAACTGGTTCCGCGAGGTCGCCGTCCTCTTCCGATGCCAGGGCGAAGAGCCGATCTACAAGTTCGGCCTGACCAAGCGCCGCGGCCGTGCCGGTCTCAAGGACGGTAACGGCCAGTTTAAGCCAGAGATTAATATTCGCCACGCCGCGGAGAAGGGGGTCATCCGATGGGAGTATGCCCATGCCCCCGCCGAGGTAGTCCAACAGGATGCCATTTCCAGCCCCGCCAAGGCCTCTCCTAGGCAGGATGGAGGCTACTGAGGGGGAAGACCGCCTCAAACGACCTAAACGCCTTACAAGCCAAGCCAGACCCATGAACACACCCACCCGACCAGACAACTTGCAAGACAAGTCGCAAGACAGCATAGTATCAGTAGGGAGTATATACTCCCTACATGATACACGCAGATGCCTTTGCGTCGCTTACGCTCGCTCGGCCCTGCGGTTTTTCTGCAAGCAATTTGACCGCCATGAGTAACCCAAGCCGGCCGAGAAGACGTAAGATGACCGCGGCTCGTCGGAAGCACCTGATCTCGGAGAAGCAGAAGTTTGCCGAGAAATGGCTGACCGATAGACCTGGCATGATCAGACGCTGCGAAGCCGGAGGCGAGGCTACCGCAGACAAGGCTAAGGTACGAAGGGAAGTCGTGGAGGGTTGGCTGACTACCATGCCGCTCCGCATGACCAAGGCTCAGCTGGTGAAGGAGTTCAAGGCCCGCATGACCGGGGACCGTGACGTCCAACCTCGTTCCCTCATCGAGAAGATGCGAATCTACGGCAGGATCAAGTACGACGAGACGACAGGCCTGTGGACGAACATGACCAAGGCCTAAGGTTTGCACCTTGATACCGAGAGAAGATGGGCAACCTAAGCCGTAATGGCGAAACAACTGCACGACCTTGAGGCTCCTCACAAGGACGCCCGGTCGTTCGATGCTTGGTTCTTCGGACTGCCCAAGGCACAGCAGGACAAGCTGCGGGAAGGCGGCGTGCTTCCCTACCGCGAGATGGTCCAGCCTCGCCGCGTCTGCGAGGTCCAACCTTGGCGGCGCATCTGGAACTCGACCGAGCAAGAGCAGCGCATGGAGACGGATTCGTTCATCAGCCGCGAACACGTCGGCGCAATGCTCAAGGCCTTCATCGACGCGCTGGCCATGACCGACGAGTACTCGGTGCGCCGGCACGTCGAGCTCGTCAGGTGGGCGCTCGACCTACCCGGCTGTCTGCCCGCGCCTGACATCGCTCGGATGTATGACGTGAGCAAGCAAGCGATCCACAAAAGAGCGAAGCTGATGCGCGAGCAGTTCACTCCTGATGCGCTGGGCGAGTGGACCGGGCAACACGCCACGACTGCTGCTCAAACCGTGGCGAAAAACTTGCGGAAACCTGCGAAAACAAAGGGAAAACGATGAGAAACGCCCCAAACACCCCCCGCCAAGGAATCTCTTCCGAACGGCCGTTTTCGTGCGTGGCCTGCCACAGCCTCAAAATGATGCGTGTCTCGTTGACACAAACCCCCCGTTTAAATGGGCCAGCCTGAAGCCCTGACGACCAAGGCGTTAGCCGCGGCGATCGGCGTGAGCGTGCAGCGCGTGGGCGTTCTTCGCCGCGAAGGTATGCCGACCGAATCGGTCGAAGCGGCGACTGCGTGGCGGGAAGCCCGGGCGGCTGAGCGTGCCGCGTCTGCTCCCGTGCCGGCCGTGGCCTCGCTCGACGACGGGACGATCCAGCAGCGCATCGCCCGGCAGAACGTCCTGGTCAGCCGAGCCCGTGACGTCTGGCAGGCGGCGATGGAGACGGGCGACAGGGACCAATCCAAGTACCACACGCAGTACAACCAGGCGACGGCAAAGCTCATCGACCTTGAGGCCGAGGCGGAGCGTCGAGCGCTGATGGCCCGCGAGTATATCAAATCGTCAGAGGCAAAGGAGGCGATGCTCCAGCTGACGGGCGAATGGATCGAGGCGATGGAACGGATGCCGAGTGAGCTCGGCGAGGCGTGCAACCCTAACGATCCGCCCAAGGCCATCGCCGTCTTGCAGGCCTACGTCCGCAAGGTGCGGGAAAAACTCAGCGGCCATGACGAAGCGCAAGCCTAAGCCCAGGCGCAAGCCGATGCCTAAGCCGACCCGACCGCACAAGGACAAGCGCCGCAAGTGGTCGGAGGTTTCCAAAGAACTGTATCGTCTGCTGAAGGAGGCAGGCCTCTATGACTAAGGACGAGCTGCTGGCCATCGGCCGCGAATCCCTGACGCCGCCCGATAACGCCGACCCGGTGAAGTGGCTTGCGAGGAACATCACCCGCGTCCCTGCCGGTGCGTTCGCCGGCGGATACAACCCGAGCCGCTGGCCGTGGATCGCGGAGAGCCTGCGTCTTTTCCTAGACCCGTCGACGCGCACGATGGTGGACCTGTGGTCGATTCAGACGGGTAAGACTTTAAAGGCCCGACTGGCGGCGACCTACCTGATGGCAAACGACCGAGGGAACATGGTCATCTACATGGACAACCAGGTCAACGCGGCGGACTTCACGATCCGTTACCTGCGGCCGATGTTCAACATGGTCGAGGACGTTCGTCGGCACATCTCGCCGGCGGACAACCCGAAGAGCGACATCATCGACTTCGCGGACGGGACGATCGTCTACAACAACTCGGCCACGACGGAGAAGGACTTGCAGCGCATCTCGACGCGGTACGTCATCGGCGACGAAATCTGGCTCTGGAAGAAAGGGGCGGTGGCGCAGTCGATGGCCCGAACGAAGGCCTACGAATGGACGGCCAAGAAACTCTATCTCTCGCAGGCCGGCATGGTGGGCGACGATCTCGACAACATCTGGGGGATGACGACTCAGCACGAGTGGAACATGGTCTGCCCCCTATGCTCCAAGCTCCAGCCCTGGGACTGGTCTTTCGTAAGGTTCCCTGAGCAGGCGAAAAGCCCTGCCGGATGGAATCACCTGATGGTCGAGAAGAACACGACCTACGAATGCTCGGGCTGTAAGGCCCACCTGCCCGATACTAACGAGACGCGCATCGCCTGCAACGCCGTGGAGAACGGGGCGCAGTTCGTCCAGATGGCGCAACCTCAGAAGACCGGGTGGGTCGGGACGCACGTCAACGCCTTGGCCTCTACGAGCTGGGGCTCATTAGCCGTGGACATGATCAAGAGTAAGGAGGCCTCCGAAGCCTACGGCGACGAGGAGGGCAGGAAGATTTTCAAGACCAAGTATCTGGCCATCCCCTGGAGCGACGACGGCGGAGCGATGGTGGTCTCGACCGAATCCTCGGACTACGCGATGGCGGACGACTGGGAGGCCGAGGCGGTGATCACGCCGGCGGGCAAGGTGGTCGACCGCGAGGGAGCGCCGAACGGCAGCATCCCTTTCCGCGTCGTCGGAATCGACGTCCAGCGTGGCCACTTCTATGCGGTCTGCAGGAGGTTCGCGAAGTCAGGCCATAGCCGCCTGATGGCGTTTGAGAAGCTGGAGACGTGGCAGGACCTGGACGACTTCGTCAAGAAGACGGGGACGCATAAGGCCATGGTGATGGTGGACTCGGGAGACCAGTCCCAACTCGTCTATCAGCAGACGGCCGTGCGCGGCTGGAAGTGCTCCAAGGGTTCAGGCGCCGAAACGTTCGCGGTAGGCGACCGGGACGGGAACACCGTCCGCCGATTTTATTCGGAGAAGCAGGCCATCCTTGTGCCAGGGACGACGGCGCGCGCGTGGCTCATTTCGTTCTCGAACGTCCAGGCCAAGGATTTGCTCCACGGCCTGAGGTCGAGAAAGGTCTTCGGATTCGCCCGTGACGCATCCCCTGAATACGTCGAGCAGCTGAACGCCGAGGTCCGCGTCCGCGATCGTCGCACGGGCAAGGCGACTTGGATTCTCCCCCAGGGGAAGCGGGACAACCATGCCCTCGACTGCGAAATCCTTTGCCTGCTGGTCGCCGTCCGCTGGGGCGTCGTCGGCCGGGAAGCCACCGCGGACGACTTGCAACCTGGAGAAGGTCGGTCAACATGACGACAAGAGGAACGGTTCCGAAGCGTCGTAGGATGTGCGCCTGCGGAGGCATAGGGTCGGGACCGTTCCTCCCCTCCGTTGCCTAGCCCCGCAGATTTATGCAAGGATTGTTCATCGGACTTTCGGAAGACGAGCTGCTGGCAATCAAGGCCAAGGCGGTCTCCATGATCATGGAGGGAAAGGTTCTCATGTCCTACGCCGACTCCGGCTCGTCTTCGACGAAGCAGTTCGCGTTGCCGCCCAAGGAGATGCTTGCCGAGGCCATGGGGGCGCTGTCTCAGCTGGACCCCCAGAGGTACGGTCGCCGACGTAATGTGATTAACACCCGTTACGACAACCGT